ACTATGGATGATGTTTGCCTTCTAAAATTTGATTGTTGCAATAGATGTTACATTCAATATGTAGAAGGAAGAGAGGATAGATGGAAAGAGGGATGGAGACCAAGTGAAAATAAATAAAGAAACACTTAAGGAAATGATTCGTCAAGTAATTAACGAAGAAGGCGAACAAGACCCCACTAAACTTAAAACAGGTTCTATGTCCACTGGCGCAAGAATTAAGGGCGCCCGAGACCGCATCTCCGGCGGCGCAGAAGAATTCACAAATCAAGAAAGAAATATCATCGACCAACTAGAGAAGTTTATCTCAGACATGGCTGCAAAGCCGGGAGTTGATCTAACAAAATTCAGACCCCTTTTACAGAGGGTACTTAAACTTTTACAACAGCAAGCTGCTAAATCAATAGAGCAACCACAACAAGGAGAAGCACAATAATGGCAACAGTTTACGAAATAGTGCAGGGGCTTTCCCAAGCCGCCGCAAATGCATACGATGGTGCACTTGGTGAAGACCAATCACCCACAAAGACCGGAGTACTTCGACGTGAAGAAGGAGACGCTCTTATTGATCAGAGAGTAATGGATGGCTTTAACGTAAAGTTTTACGGAGACGTGATGTGCCTAGGATATCAGTCTGAGATCAGACTTAAAGAAGTATATGCCAATGGATTTGAAGATGAGATCTCCCAGCGCGTAGCAGATATCGCAGGGTTCCTTAAGAAAGAATATAAGAAGATTACTGGTAATACTGTTGCCCTCACCGAAGAGGGAGAGATTGATGTGCGTGTGGAGAACTCCTCCAGAGTACGTTCGTGGGTTACTGCAAAAATGCACTATAAGGTTGGCGGATTGTCCGCGGATATGAATGATGACAATAGCGGCTCGACCAACCCTGTCGAAGCCGGCTGGAAAACTTTCCTGGACCAAGGTGGTTGGGATGGTCCACGCCCCTCCAACGACACGCGCTCTAAGAAATCGGGAGAGTAAAATTATGGATGTCTCTCGTGACGATTTATATCGCCTCATTGTAGAAGAATATGCAGCCGAGGAAGGGCTACAGCTCGAAGCTTTAAGCCAGGACAAATACGAAGAGTTTATGGATTGGATCCAGAAAAAAGGACCAAAGCCCACTTGGCTTGATGATTACGGCAAAAGCAAGAAAGATATCCCCGACGCCCCAGAAGTGCCCGTTGCAGACCTTCATGGAGCAGAAACCCAAGCTTTCCCATCTCCAGGCGATATACCAAGTGACGACGCACCGGAGAGTGAATACTCTGGATTTCAAGATGGCTCAGGTCCATCCGACATGAGTGACGAAGACCTCGTCGCTTCCATCAGCCAGCTGGTTCAAGGACGCGATCCAGAGCACGTATCAGAACTTTTCCAGGCGGTGTTCGCTCAGATTCCTGGAGTTGAGATTGAAGACGCAGAAGAAGATCCTGAGACCCTATACTCTCCCGGCGCCGAAGGTCGACCAACGGCTGGTTTCCAATTAGAAAATTTAATGGAACTTATTCGAGAAGTACTTGAAGAAGGTCATTACCACGATATGGGCGATGAGGACGAAATGTACAATGCTCTTGATCCTTATAACTTTGAAAAAATGACAGATGCACAATTAGTCGATACTATGTACAAAGACGGGATGGAAGAACTGGTTCGTTTTGATGGCGAAGGAGAACTTGTCGACAGAGATGAGGTTATAGCGGCCCTGAAAAATGTATGAGCTTCCAATTAGATAAGAAACAACGCGTTAAAGAAATACTAAAATGTGGTAAAGACCCATCGTATTTCCTTAAGACCTACGCCCGTATATCTCACCCGATGCACGGGCTAATTCTTTTTGACACATATTCGTTTCAAGATGAGCTTCTAAAAGACTTTAACGATTATCGCTTTAACGTTATCCTCAAAGCGCGCCAACTTGGTATCTCGACGATAACAGCCGGTTATGTTGTCTGGCTTATGTTATTTCACCGTGATAAGGCAATCTTGGTTATGGCAACTAAGTTTGCGACAGCGGGAAACTTAGTCAAAAAAGTCAAAAACATTATGCGCAATCTCCCAGATTGGCTGAAGATAGCCACGATTAGTGTAGACAACCGAACTTCTTTCGAGCTTTCGAATGGTTCTTCGATAAAGGCGACATCAACTTCTGGTGATGCTGGTCGTTCTGAAGCTCTGTCACTATTAGTTCTTGATGAGGCTGCACACATTGAGGGGCTTGATGAACTTTGGACAGGCTTATATCCAACCCTGTCAACGGGTGGCCGCTGCATCGCACTCTCTACTCCGAACGGTGTTGGAAATTGGTTTCACAAAACCTGTATAGATTCACAAGCCGGCGCTAACAATTTTAAGTTAACCACACTACCCTGGGATGTCCATCCAGATAGAGATAATAACTGGTATGATAAAGAAACCAGAAACATGTCCAAACGCCAAATTGCCCAAGAGTTAGCATGCAATTTCAACACATCCGGCGAAACAGTTATAGATTCAGGGTGTATGGAGTGGCTTACTTCTAATATAAAAGAGCCAAAGTACCGCACGGGCTTTGATCGCAACTTCTGGATCTGGGAAGAATTTGACCCTACATGCAATTATCTAATGGTTGCCGACGTTGCTCGCGGCGACGGCGCCGACTTTTCAACTTTTCATGTTGTCAAGCTTGAAACTTTGGAAATAGTGGGAGAGTACCAAGGAAAACCGACATTAGATATGTACGCCAACCTGCTGAACCAAGTAGGAAGAGAGTTTGGTAATTGTATGCTTGTGGTAGAAAATAATAATATTGGATACTCGGTTTTAGACAAACTCATCAACGACCATCGTTATCCAAATGTATACCACTCAGTTAAATCCACACACGAATATATAGAGCAATATCAAGCAGAAGTTGTAAACAGCGCAGTACCTGGATTCTCCACCACAATGAAAACGCGCCCATTGATTGTTGCAAAACTAGAAGAATTCATCAGAAACAAACTAATTAAGGTATATTCATCTCGTACTATTAACGAAATGAAAACTTTTATTTGGAGGAATGGTAAGCCGCAAGCAATGAAAGGCTACCATGATGACCTTATCATGGCTTTAGCGATTGCGTGTTGGGTTAGAGACACAGCTTTACAGTCGAATGCTAGAGAGTTAAACTATCAAAAAGCCTTCGTCGCCGCAGTATATACCACAAAAACCAGCATGAATACTCAAATTAAAGGACAAGATGGCTATAAAAAAGATAGTATCTTTGATAAAATGAATGAAGCAGAAGATTTATATAGTCAATATAAATGGATTATAAAGTGAGAAAATAAATGCCCTTAGACAACAACCCAGCAAATAAACAAAATAGCTTATTCAAAGCTCTGACGAGACTGTTCTCCGGACCAATCATTAGCTACCGATCTCAATCTGGTAGAAGGATCCGCAGACAACATCTAGATAAGTTTTCCTCGCGGTTTCAATCCGCGTCCGGTCAACAGTTTAAGAAGACCCTATACAACCCACTTGATATTGTTGCAACCAATGCAATGCAAAATCAAGCCCGCGCCGAACGGTATGTAGACTTTGATCAGATGGAATACACCCCAGAGATTGCATCTTCGATGGACATCTACGCAGATGAAATGACAACATATTCTGATCTGCGCCCGATGTTAAATATCAAATGTCCGAATGAAGAGATTAAAGCGGTCTTAACTATTTTGTTTGATAATATCCTTAACCTTAAATATAATCTTTTTGGTTGGGCGAGGACGATGTGCAAGTATGGAGACTTTTTCCTCTACCTGGATATCGATGACAAATATGGTGTTCAGTCGGTCATAGCATTGCCATCAAATGAAGTTGAGAGGCTTGAGGGACAGGATTCCACTAATCCGAACTACGTTCAGTATCAGTGGAATTCCGGAGGGATGACATTTGAAAACTGGCAGATAGCACATTTTAGAATTCTTGGAAATGATAAGTATGCCCCATATGGTACCTCGATCCTTGAGCCAGCCCGACGCATCTGGCGCCAGCTAACTCTTATGGAAGACGCCATGATGGCTTACCGCGTTGTGCGTTCTTCTGAACGCC